GTGGTGGAGAAAGTTCTCTCGATCTTGGCAGACCTCGGTACGGTCGCGGCGTCGCTTCTCGCTTTCTATCTTTTCTTCGTCAAGGGATCCGAGATCCGGGCGATGCTACGCGCAGTTGCAAATTTTGCGCATCAAAGCAGCTTGGGCGAAATTCGGCAGAAGCTGGATCTGATCGCGTCTCTCCGCGTGCGGGACGATCACGAGGAAATCATTAGCGTCTTTCATGACGTCTGCGGTCAGATAGATGGCAATCCCAAGCTCAAAGAGCATTTTGAACTGCTGACTAAGCGTGTTCGTAAGCAAGCGGGCGGTAGGCAAGACCTTACAGAGCCTCAAAAGCGTTCATTAGTAAGTGAGCTGCGAGAGAAGCTCCGTCATTCAGACGTGTCCAACATAGCCGATGCGATGGGAGATTCCGGCAAATGAAAATTGTGTCAGCAGTCAACGCGATGATCGCCAACTCCGAGCGGATTGGAGATGTAATTCAGGGAAGCGGCGGCGAGACGTTCTTCTCGTACGGTGGGAAGTACAAGTGGTCAATGAAGCGGGAAGACGGGGAGGTGAAGCTCTGGTTTTACCCAGGATCGCAATCACTGAAAGAACTGGCGAGCTATGAGGGCTATGACTGGCAGGATTTTAGTGACATGGTGTTCTACTCTTCAAAGGAAATAGGAACGCGTGAGGCTGCTGATTCCTTTGAGGAGTTGATCAGGATTGTGAAGGAAAAGCGCTTCGGTGTTGATAAGGCGCTCGATGACATTATCGGAAGTTCTGGCTGGTAGAGACCTCAGAATTTGAGTTTCGCGACAGCACCATCATCACCGTCGGGGGTCAGGTGAGCGTAGTACTTCTCAGTGGTGGCGTAGTCGGCATGGCCTGCGAGAATCTGCACGCGACGCAGGGGAACGCCAGCTATTACCATGTGTGCACAAAAGGTGTGACGTAGTCGATGCAGGTGTCCGCCGATCTCGGCGGCCGCCGCGTCCTTGGCGAACCAGTCCGATACCGTGTCCTTATGAACCGTGACTATAGGATCAGGCAAATGCCGAAGCGCCCAACGCGCGTAGCGGTTGAGCGGAACCTCGCGCCACTTACCCGATTTCGTTCGCCCGGCGCCCGTTTCATCGGGGTCACTTTCGACAAGCAGCCGGCCGGCTACGACTGAAGCTTTCTCCAGTCCGATCACCTCTCCGCGACGGAGGCCGGTGTGCGCCAGGAAAAGCCACAAGGGTGCTCGCGCCATGTTGGCTCGGTAAAGCTTGCGCATCGCTCGTCGGTCGTAGAACTTCACTGCGACGCTGCGTACCCCACGGGGCGCCTTGACCGAATCTAGAGGGTTGACGTCTAGCTCTTTCCATTCCACTCCTCGCTGAAACGCCGTTTTAAGAACGCGGATCTCCTTGCCTACGGTTTCTTTCGCTGCCTTGTCATCAAGCAGTCGGCCGCGCTTGTATTGCTCCACTTCGACCGGGCGAATCGTGTCGATCGGGCGATGACCGAAGCGCTGGATAAAGCGCTTCATCTCACTTCGCGCCTTCGAGATCGTCGTAGGGTGCTCTGATTCGTACCAGTCCAGATACCAGTCCAGGTAGTCTCGCACCTTGGGCAGACGCGCCAAGATCCGGACCCCGTGCGTCAGCTCTGCTTCTTTCGCGCCACGAACTCTCTCCGCCTCACGGGCGTCAGGTTGCCCAATGGACCGGCGAAAGCGCTCGCCGCCTTCCGCCCAGTCGAGGTAGGCCTTTGTGCCACGCCAGTAGAGTCGAACCTTTGCCATTCTTCAGCGCCTTGGATCGCGGCATAGAGGGCCGCCTTTTCGTACAACTGCTTTCCCATGAAGCGCCGGGGTGTAAGGCCGTAGCTCAGGGCGTTCTTTCGGAACTGGCTATTGGAGACGCCGCAGTAGTGCGCGGCTTCCTCGACCGTTAGCCAGTCCTTGCCTGATAGGTCGAGCTTTTCAGCGGCGCCCATGGCCACCTCCTGTTCCTGCTCGCCGGGGCGGTGCGAGCGGCGCTAGGGCAAAGTCCAGCTGCACAACGTTGTCTGCCGCGGGCGGGGCGATCGTGGGCATGACCTTCCGCGCGTTGCGAGCAGGGCGGTTGATGCGCCGCCATTCGGCCAAGGCCAGGCCGGGCTCTGCGTGCTTGCTGGTCGCCCGGCATTTGCACTCCACCAGGTGGCCGCCGCCGCGGTCGACGCCGCGCAGGTCGAGGATGTGGCGCGCGCTGTGACCGGCGGCGCAGGCCGACAACCCCTCGGGGTGGCTGATGTGTCGCTGAGTCATGGCAGAATCGGCTCCAACAGGGAGGGAATGGTATGTCGATGCTTGATGGCGTCAGTCAGTGCTGGTGGCTCAGCAAGACTTGTGCGGTTGATTGGACCGCTTGGGGGACGCTCGGGGGCTGGACTGCCGCCGCGGCCACATTCTTGGCAGTGCTTCTTCCCTACTACAGGGAGCGAAGGCGCGCGCGTCTGAGGTCCAAGCTCACGCTCGGTGCGTACGCTCAAAGCCTCGACCGATTCGCAAGGCGACTGGACATGATGTCGAGCGCTCGGGCATCGCTCGCCGGCGGCGACTACTACATGCCCAAGAAAGAAGTCGAGCTCGTGTTTGCCCTGGAGCTCGACTTTCCAATCCTGGAGATTGAGCCCGAATTGGAGGACGTCATACTTGCGACCAACAGATTGCGCTCCGAACTGGAGACTTGGCGCCGTGCGACACACGTCTATGCGTTTGGCCCTGAAGATCCGGTGCCACCTCGACAGATCAGCAACCTGGCCCCGCTGTTGGATGCGCTCACGTCCCGGCTTCACGAGAGACTTGAGGCGGTGCAATCCGCTATTGGGGACGCAGTGCCGGCACTTAGGGACTCTTCGCGCCGGGGCCTCTAGCGCGGAGAAGCCTGGGTGATTCGCGCCGCCCCCGATCACAATCAGGTCGATCTCGTCCATGCGGCCGCACAGGCGTTGGATGCGTCGCTTGGGCATCACCGCACCTCCGGCGATGCGGCGGCGGGGCGGACCTTGGTGCGCAGGTCGCGCGGCGGCTTGACGTTGGCCAGGGAGCCGGCCGCGTTGTTTGGATGGGCGGCGCGGACCCGTTGCAGATCGCGGGCACGCTGTTCGATATCAGCCATTGGTCACCCCGCGGATAGCCCGCACGGTTGACTCGCGCATCTTGTGGCCGCAGTCCATGCACTCGAAAAGCGAGACGCCGGACCCACCACTTCCCCGGACTCCTTCCCCGGCTTCAGGTTCATCGTCCGCCGTCCATCCGCATGCGGCCATTCCATGCACGGTGGTCAGGTTGAAGAAGTATCCGGAAGTGCCCTTGCACTTCGGGCAGCATTGTTTGTGATCAGCCATTGCCCACTCCCGGCGCTGCATCGCGCTGCTCATTCAGAGCAGTGCGGAACGCATCGCTGATGACACGGACCGGCACGGCAATGCCGTGCGTAGCCATCACGTCCTGGAGCTTGTCGATGACCGGCGTGGTGTGCGGGAGGAACTGCCCCAGGTCGACGCCCTGCGCCGGCGGGGCGGCGTAGAGCGAATGCGTGCCTACTGGGAGCGCATAGGCGATGTGTGTTTCCAGTTCCATGCCAAACCCACCGTGGGTGACATGAACGGTTGCCACAGGCACCTGCGCCCCCGGCTGGCGGGCGGCGAGGGCGCGCTCAACGTCTTGCAGCTTCACCCAGCTTCCAGTGTCGTCACGATGCAGGCCACGGTTTCCGTTCGCGTCGTCGGCAAGCCGGTACAGCGGCAGCGATGCCAGCGCGCTCCACTGCACCTCGCCAACCTGCTGCTTGCCAGTTGCGGCGAGGGCGACCGGCTCCGGCCGCAGCGCCATCGGCCGCACGAACCACGCATAGGGACCGTCTTCGGTGTCGCCCTTCCATGCCATGCGCCACTCGCCCTCGGGCGCTTCTGGGTTCCAGGCGCGCAGTTCCTGCCAGTACAGCTCATCGCCATCTTCCATAGCCTCTTCGGTGAAGTCACCGGCAACGATGTGGAAGTCGAAACCTTGGGCATGCACCAGCTTGTCTAGCGCATCTTCGCGGTCGTCAGGCCAGAGAGTGGTATCCGGATGGGTGAGGTCGCCATACTCCGAAGGCGCCGGCATGCGCGCCGGCAGGTACAAGCCGCGCCACGGGTCCGTCGGGTCCACAGCCTGCGCCGGCACCAGCGGGACGGTGTAGCAGCTGGGGCCATGCTCTTCGATGGTGGCTTTCTCGCGCGCTGTGATGGCGCGGTCGCCGCCGTCCCACCACATGGGCGCAGTCACCGGGCTGTTGTTCTTGTCGGTCGTCATGGCTGGCTTCCCTTCTCGTGGTCTTTGATGCGGTCGATGAGGTAGGTGGTTTCGTTGCGCCACTTGGCGCGGTCGAGCGGGTTCATGTGCTTAGTCAGGTGCTGGAGCTTTTCGAGCGGTTCGAGCATCCAGGTGATTCGGAAGGGCATCGCAGAGCGGTGGTCGCGGAGCGGGGGATGGGGTCGGCAGTCCGGTCCGGCGAGCCATTCGGTTTCGCCGCAGTCCAGGCAGTGGCCGTCGCCGTTGCTGTCCGGCGGCCAGCGGTGTTTTTCTTTGGGGGCTGGCGGGTGCAGGTAGAGCGCTCGCACATCCAGGCCGCGCTTGCGGGCCTGCAGCACGTCGCCCTCCTGCGCTTCCAGCCACGGTTCCGTCGTGTGCAGCGGGCGGCATTCGTAGCGGACAGCCTTCTGCATGCCGTACAGCAGCCCCATCAAGGCGTTGGCCCATTCGGCGACGGTTGCTGCCGGCACTGGCTCAGCGGCGGCGCCAGCGCGGCGCATGGCCCGCACGGTGCCGGCCACGGTTGGGGTTTTGGCGGCGGCCTGGCTCATGCACCGCCGCCTTGGCTGCGGATCTGCTGCAGCAGCTGGGCGAAATGCTCGTCGTTGAAGAACTCCAGCCAGAGCGTGGTGACGATGGCGGCGACGCCGCCGCCGGCCAGCACGCCCATCAGGAAGGAGGCGAAATTCATGCTGCGTTGCCTCCCGGCCCGGGCGTGCCGCTGAAGCGCTGGCGGCGCGCGCGCTCGGCCAGGTCGTTCTGGACGGCCTTGTCGTAGCCGGCGCGGACCAGCTGGCCGACGCACTCGTGGTGGTTCCATCCCTTGCGGATAGCTTGGGTGCGGACGGACTGGGCGCGGGCGAACTGTTCGTAGGTGGTGACGCTCACGGCTTCACCTTCCTTGGGCGACTGCAAGTTGCACCTGGTACGACGGGCGTCCCCGCGTAGTGGATGGATCCAGCCTTCTCGGGATCGCTCTTGACCTTTCCGGGCAGGCCCTCAGCCTTGCGCCGCTCATTTTCGAGACGGTCGTGGTCTTTCGCCTGCCTGCGCAGCTGGGAATTGACGGAGCGAATCATGGCCTTGTGGTCGTTCGGATAGATCCGGACCTCACTCGGGCGCTTGTTTGCAGAGTCCATATACGCGAGCAGGTCGCCCACGCGCCGGCGCACATGCTCGAAGCGATCGTCGAGCTTTTGATGGGTGGCCAAATCGACGGCGATCATGCCGACACCTCGCTCTCAACCTTGTACTCGGCCGCAACTGCGGCCAGGTCGGCGCCGAGCTTGATGGCTTCGGGGAGGTCGAGGACGAGCAGGGCGTCGCCAAGCTTGATGACGATGGATTCGTTACGCGGGCGCGCTTCCACGACAAGGTGGCCGCGTTCGCAGGTGCTGAGGTACGCCATGGAAGTCTCCGTGCCCCGGCCCGGATGGGCTGTTACTGGGGCGACGGGATCAGGCTACAGAATCCTGTAACTCAATGTCAACAGGATTCTGTAGCCATTCCCTGGGCAGTTCCCCGTATCCACTAGATAGTGGCGTGGTCGAATGTCACCATTAAGGTTCAGGGCAGGTGCCGCGGCGCCGCGCTACGCATATGAATGGATACAGTAAGGGCAGGGATGAAGAAGGTTCTGATCGCAGTTGCCACCGTGCTGGCGCTGTCCGCGTGCTCGTACACCAGGCAGCAGGCAAGCTTTGCGCCGACGGTGGTTGTGGCAAAAAGCAAAGAAGGGCAGGGCGCCCCGGTTGGGCTACGGGTGGTAGACGAGCGGCCCACCAAATCCCTCGGCCATCGTGGCAACTTCCACGGCAAAGCCGCCGAGATCACCACAGCGCAGGACATTGCCAAGGTATTTGAAGAGCAGGTAGCCGAGGGGCTAGCCAGCCGCGGGTTCAAGGTTGTGCCTTATTCGGAGTCCGCGACCAAGCTGTCGATCGAGATCCGCGCGCTGGAGTAGTCGACGTCTATCGGTTTCTGGAGCGGCGGCGTCGCCGTCAACGCGGCCATGAAGGCTGTGGCGGCGAAGCCCGGCGATAGCTACGAAAAAATGTACATCAGCGACAAGGAACGCCGCGTGCTGTTTGTGCCGGCTGCCGGCAAGAACCAGGAAGATCTCAACAACGGCGTGTCGTCCGTGCTCGGCGAACTTTTCGCTGACGCCGGCCTTTTCAAGTTTCTGGCACCAACGGCAAGTTCTAACGCCGGCGCCACCGAGTGAGGTATTTTGAGCACCGCCGTCATGCGCAGACGGCGGTGTCCTGAATGTGGCGAGGCTTAGGAGACGGCAGTACCCGTCCGCTCCTTCTCGCACATTGCAGCCGCGACCTCGTCCATCGACAAAATCAGCACGATCGTCTCGGACTCTGGTTTCATCGGAACCATAGCAGCGAAGAATGGGCTGTAGCCGGCGTATGCGCCATAGCTGTTCTTCGAGTTCACCTGGCCGCAGACGGAGTGGACAGGGTCAGGACCGGGCTTGACGTAGACGACCACGTCCTTGAACTTGGCGGAATCAGCGTCCTTGAGCTTGGTGTCAAAGTTTGAGCGGATGAGGGTTATCTCTTTAGCCGTGGCAGGCCTGGATTTCGGCTCTGCGGAGCTAACGCCTGACGCGGCCAACCCGCATACCAGCATCCCTATCAGTACACGATTTTTCATCCTAGTTGAGCCTTTCTATCCGGTTGCGAAGGTAGACTTTTCCGCCCACGACTGACGTCGAGGGTAATGGGAACGCTGGGTAGAGGGCGGCATTGGCACTCACGACGTACACCGCATCGCCGCGGTCCTGCAACGCCTTGATCTGCTGCCCATTTCCCGTGTTGATCAGGTAGATTCCATCGCCGTCGAAGGTGGTCACGCCTGTGTCCACGATAAGGGCTTCACCAGGCTGGATTACCGGGATCATCGAATCGCCGCGGCCTGTGACGAGTACTAAGCGGCCGGGCGGCGGCACAAAGCCCACGACCGAGCGGATATATCCCGGCTCGAAGTCCATGGCGCGCACTACCTCCGGGTAATCCTCATTGACTCGTCCGTCCCCCATGCCTGCTTCTCCGTCCAGTTGCTGGACGTGAACATAGTCCGGGCTGGTCTCAGCCGCCGCGATCCTTGCCACGGGCGAGGCAGCTCCGGCTTCCTTGGGGCCTTTCCCGGTTTCAAGCCAACGAAGCGACACACCCAAGGCGTCTGCGATGACACGCAGCTTAGTGCTGGTCTGCATGCCGCCACGTTCCAGCTCCGCCAAGGTGCTGTAGCCGACGCCAGTCATCTGCGCCAGCACGGTGCGGCTGATGCTCTGAAGGGTCCGTTCTTTGCGGATTCTGGTGCCAATGGTTTCCATCGGGCAATGGTCACAGAACTCTGTAACAGAATGCTGTTGACTGGAATTACAGGATTCTGTAGTTTGCGTATCCATGGACTGGAAATCCCACATCGAAGAGTTGTTGAGCGCCGGCGCCACTGTTGATCAGTTGGCTGTCGGAATGGGCGTCACGCCCAATGCTGTCCGCGAGATCCTGGCCGGACGTACCAGGTCACCGCGCGCTGAAGCAGCTTTCAAGCTGGCGGCGATGAAGCCCGAGCACTACGGGAGCAACCGGGCCGTGATCGGCGCGGCGGTCGATAGCCGGATGACCAAGCGCGCGCTGCGGGCCCGGCTTGGCCTGAGCAGTGATGCGCACCTGGCGAAGGTGCTGAATCTGCCGGCCGCTGACGTAGCGGCCTGGCCGGAAGAGCAGAGCGTGCCGGGGTTGCCGCAGGTGCTGCAGCTGCTGGGCGTGCAGGAAGTGCAGGTGGCTGATGCCGCCCCCCAAGACCCCGATGTAGACCGCATCGTCACCGTAGAGGCCGCCTAAGATGCGCGCGCTGACCCTCCCGAGCTGGCTGCGTTCGCTGCTGTCCGTAAAACCGGCAGCGCAGCTTTCGTCCCTCGCGCCCGCATCCATTGGGGACGCCGGTATCCAGTGGACCATTACCGAAGAGCAGGTGAGGGAAGTCCAGGAGTGGTGGCGCGCGGCACTGGCCGGCGCCACCGTCATGACGCCCGACGAAGTCAGGGTCGCCGAAGATCTTGCGCCACGCGCTGCGACCAATCCGCAATCGCCTGTTCGTTCGCTTCGTGGATTGCTGAGCGCTGAGGGTCCAGCACCTTCGCAGTTGCTGCGTCGCTTGCGGATACAGAGGAATAGCGCAGCCAAGCGGCTCGCATCGCGTCCGGGTCGGGATGCGACGCAATGAGGGCTCTGAGAACCCTGGCCTGCGCGATCTGTCCAGCCTGCAAGCCCCTGATCGCTTGTGCAATCCCTTCGAAAGCACCTTCCAGTTCGTCTTCCATGTCGCCCTCCTTGCGGGCTGTGTTGTTCGCACTTCCAGCGTAACGCAAGGAGGGCGGCGCCCTCGATCCCTGAGTTGATGTTGTCCATGGCGCACATGGTGCGCCGCCCGGACCTGCCCCGAAACCTTGAAACACCGTCTTGCCCAAGGTGAACCCATGACCTGCCGTACCTCTGCCCTCAACTGGATCGACGTCCTCTACAACTCCGTGCGGAACACGCCGGGAGGCGTAGCGGACGCTGCCGCGTTCCTGGCCGACCGCCGCGGCAAGACCATGCACCCCGAGACGCTGCGCGCGAAGCTGCGCGGCCTGGAGGGGGAGTCGGTCACCATCGAGATCGCCGAACTGCTGACCGAGTGGATGCAGGAGAAGGCGGGTGGGGCTGACTACGCCCTGGACTGGATGCAGGCGCTGGCTGGTCGTTTCGGCATGGCCGTCGCGGTGGTGCCGCCGGCGCCGGAGTGCGGCTGGTCCGATGAGGTGGGTGCCATCCAGACGAAGCTGCTGGAGATCAACTGCCGGGTCGGCAAGCTGTCCGGCACCGCAATCGACGCCATGGTTGACCGCACCATCGACCGCACAGAGGCGGACCTGATGGTGAAGGAGGCCAATTCGATCATCACGATGGCCCACCGGTTGATCCGCAACGTGACGCGCGCTGCAGCGAAGACCGTGCAGAAGAGGACTCGCCGATGAACGCCCTGGCCCGCACCACAGATTCCAGCGGCAGCCACGAGGCCGCCGCCAGCATCGTCCGGAGCGGCCGCCATGCCGCGCAGAAGGATCGCACTGAGGCTGCCGTGAGGCGCTATCCGGGCATGACCAGCATGCAGCTGGCGCACGCCACCGGCATGGATCGATACATGGTCGCTCGCCGCCTTCCGGATCTGGCGAAGGAAGGCCGCGCCCATCGCGGCGCCAAGGCGCTTTGCCCGATCAGCAACATCACCGTCTGCACCTGGTGGCCAGTGGCCCAGGGCGACAACTACACCCTGGCGGTCTGAACCATGTCCACGATCATCATGAGCCAGTGCTGGCCGCTGCAGAACCTGAGCGTCACCCAGAAGGCGGTTCTGATCTCCCTGGCGGACCAGGCCAACGACGACGGCGTGTGCTGGCCGGCCATCGTCACGATCTCTAAGCGTTGCTGCATGTCGGCGCGCGCTGTGCGTAGCGCCATGGATCATCTGGAAGAAGTCGGGCTGCTGTCCCGGGAGCGCCGATTCAACAGCAGCAACGTCTACCTGGTCACCCCGGCGAAGTTCAATGCCGCCGCGGTCGCTTCCAAGGGCAAGCGCAAGGTGGGTAAAGCTGGGGATGCATCGGGCGCAGGTGATGCGCCCGATGCAGGGGGTGCGCCCGATGCAGGGGGTGCGCCCGATGCAGGGGGTGCGCCCGGTGCACCCGGGGGGGCGCCCGGTGCAGGGGGTGAGGCAGCGGGCGCAGGTCTGGAGGTGCGCCCCGTGCCGCCTAACCGTCATATAACCCTCATTGAACCGTCAGGAGAACCGTCATCTCCGGCGGGCCTGTCGGCCGCGCCGCCGGTGGTGGATGCCGAGACCGAGCTGCAGGCCGCATGCCGAGCGACGTGGACCGCCTACGCCATCGCCTACCGGACCCGCCACGGTGCGACCCCGGTGCGCAACGCCAAGGTCAACGCCAACGTGAAGCAGATCGTGCAGCGCCTGGGCTACGCCGAGGCGCCGCTGGTGGCAGCGTGGTTCCTGCGGGTCAACGAGCGGTTGGTGGTGCAGGGCATGCACGACCTGGGGCTGCTGCTGGCGCGCTGCGAGGCGTACCGAACCCAGTGGGCGACCAACCGCCAGGTGACCGAGACCAGCGCCCGGCACACCGACCAGACCCAGTCCAACGTCACGGCCGCCGATGAGGCCAAGGCGCTGCTGCGCAACCGGAGGACCGCCAATGCTGGTTGATCACGAGCAAGACCATCTGGTGGACCTGCTGGTGGCGACCGCTGAGGTGATCGGCGACCAGCTGAGGCCCAGCGCCGCCGCCTACATGGTGCAAGACCTGTGCTGCTACTCGCTGCTCGCGCTGGAGAAGGCCCTGGCCAGTTGCCGCCGGGAACTGAAGGGCCGGCTGTCGCTGGCTGCGGTGCTGGAGCGGATCGACGACGGCCACCCGGCGCCCAACGAGGCATGGGCGGTGGCGATCCAGGCGGCTGACGAGCGTGCGACGGTGGTGTGGACCACGACCACCCAGCAGGCATGGAACGTGGCGCTGCCGCTGGTCGAGGCCGGCGACAAGATCGCCGCGCGGCTGGCCTTCCTTGAGGCATACGCCCGTCTGCTGAAGGAGGCGCGCGCTGAGCGGCAGGTGGCCACCTACACCCCGTCGCTGGGCTTCGATGCCGCCAGCCGCAGCGCGGTGCTGTCGGACGCGGTGACCAAGGGTCTGCTGCAGCACGAGGCGGTGAGTCAGCACCTGCAGTTGGCCGCGCCGGCGCCGACGTTCAACCCGGTGGCTTTGCTGGCCGGGAAGGTAGAGGCCTCGCCAGGCGCCAACGAGAAGATCCGCGCGCGGTTGGAGGAAATGGCACGGGAGCTGGCCGCCTGATGCGCTCTGACAACAACCAACTGGACATTTTCAAGCACGACCCGCGCCTGCAGGAGCCAGCGCTCAGGAAGCTGGCCAAGGCCTACCGCGCTGCCGCGCAGACGGCCTTGAAGGACAAGCAATTCCGCGCTGACGAACGTCAATCGCGGCACGACTACTACCTGGCCGAGGCGAAGCGCCTTGAGGCCGAGGCCCGTAAATGCAACCGAGCGCCGCGCCGGCGCCGGGCCGCCCAATCCAAAGGAGCAACTGCACCATGAAGCCGCTGGTCATCTACCACGCAAACTGCGCTGACGGGTTCACCGCGGCATGGGCCGTCCGTCAGGCGATGGATTGCGACTTCCACCCGGGCGTGTATGGCGAGACGCCGCCTGACGTGGCCGGCCGGGACGTGATCCTGGTGGACTTCTGCTATCCGCGCGCTGTGCTGGCTTGCCTTCAGAAGGTGGCGCGAGCCGTCCTGGTGCTGGATCACCACAAGACCGCAGAAGCGGAACTGCAGCCTTCGAGTGAGCCTGGCCTTGAGCTGATGCGCTTCGACCTGAGCGTGGTCCTCCATCGCTGGAACTGGGAGCGATTCCAGAACCTGGTAGCGCTGGATGGGCAAGAGATCGAGAACGCCTGCGTGTATGCGCTTTTTGACATGCAACGCAGCGGGGCCGGCATCGCCTGGGACTTCTTCCACCCGGGCAAGGCCCGCCCGGCCCTGATCAACCACGTGGAAGACCGGGACCTGTGGCGCTTCGCCCTGCCGGGCACGCGCGAGATCCAGGCGGCGGTGTTCAGCTACCCATACGAGTTCGACGTGTGGGACCTGCTGATGGAAACGCCGATGGATACGCTGCGCGCCCAGGGCGTGGCAATCGAGCGCAAGCACCACAAGGACGTGGCCGAGCTGGTGAAGGTGGCGAAGCGCCAGATGGTGATCGGCCATTACGACGTGCCGGTGGCGAGCCTGCCGTACACCCTGGCCAGTGACGCCGGGCACCTGATGGCGAAGGGCAAGCCGTTCGCCGCCTGCTACTACGACAAGGACGGCGGCCGGGTCTTCAGCCTGCGATCGACCGATCAGGGCGTGGACGTGAGCGAGGTGGCCGCGCTGTACGGCGGTGGCGGGCATGCGCGCGCTGCAGGGTTCACGGTCCCGCGCGACCACGAACTGGCGAGGGCGTGATGGATTTCACCGCCTTCAAGACCCGCAGCGAGTTCGCCGCCCAGATCAACGCCGGCTATTCGGCCCGGTTGAACGGCGCCGGGCTGAGCACCAACCCGCACCTGGTCTGGCATGACCAGCCGGCGGGCGGCCAGTTCCCTCAGGTTGCCCACACGACGCCGAAGTCAGACGCGTGGCAGCACGGCTGGCGGCTGGCCGACAAGGACCAGAGGGGCAGGGGAGGCGCGCGCTGATGTGGTCCAAGGCGCCACCGCCGACGAAGGCCGAGGCCGCACGGATCGAACTGGCCAAGACGGGCCCGTGCATGGCCTGCCTGGTTCGGTTCTCGGAGGGCCTGATGGCTCAGCGCCACGTGGTCTACGGCTGCGAATACAACCACGCCAAGTCTGGGGATAGGCGGCGTGGCCACTTCTTCGGTTACGCCCTGTGCCAGTGGCACCACCAGCGCTACCGGCACGAGCACATGACTCAGCAGCAGATGGTGGACCGATGGGGACCGCCCTTGCACTGGTCTAAGAAATTCCACGAGGCATTCGGTTCCGACGACGAGCTGATAGCCCAGCAGACCTTCATCAACGAACAGAGGCAGGCAGCATGACCACCAAAACCAATCCGACCCCGGCCACTGTCCGCGCCTGGCTGACCGAGAACGCGATCGACGCGCCCTGGACGGCGCTGGCAGTAGCAGCGGGAGCCGCTCTTCCTTTCATCGCCTATGCGTTCGCTCAGGGGGTTGATGGCGCAGAGGAAGCCGGTCGGGCCATCGAGGGAGCGCTACAGGCCAATGAGCCCGATGCCGACGTGCATGTGCCGGTGGAGCTGCTTGGCATGGTGATCGGCTGCGCCTATCCGGTTTCGACCGAGATTGACCCGCGCGGATACCGGTGGTCGGAAGCGTATTTGGACCAAGCACTGCCACACGTCAAGGCCGCATTGCTCGCTGCCCGCCTGGCGGTGTCGGGTGGCTGAGCGCGCGCTGGAGCTGGTGCTGCCCTGGCCGAGCAAGGACCTGTCGCCGAATGTGCGGCTCCACTGGAGCAAGAAGGCCGCCGCGACTGCCATGGCGAGGCAAACCGGCGCGCTGCTGGCGCTCCAGGCAGGTTGGAAGGGAATTTCGCTGCCTCCGGGCCGGCTGTTCCTGTGGCTGGACTTCTATCAACGGCCCCACAAGGCACTGCCCGATGACGACAACATGTTGAGGCGATTCAAACCCTACCGGGACGGTATCGCTCAGGTCCTGGGGATCGACGACAAGGTATTCATCACGCGCCACATGGTGCACGAAGAGCGCAGGAAGGGCGGGCAGGTGGTGGTGCGGATCACGGGCGGGCCGGAAGCGGCCGCCCAACAGCGACAGGAGCAGGGCAATGCAGGTTGATACGTTTGGGGCCTACGTCCGAGCGGAGCTGGAGCACTGGGGCAGGGAGTACGCGTTGCATCGGGACTGCGACTACCTTGGCCACCAGTCAAAGAACGTGCTGCAGGTGTTGATCGAGCACAAGGGGGACATGCCAGGCAGGGCGCAGGGATACAAACCCTTGGAGTCGGACAGCCGTGCTCAGATCATCGAAGACGCAGTCGCCAGCATCGCTGGGGACAATGTTCCTATGGCCTGCGCGCTGCGGGCGTACCACTGCGGAACTGGCCGACGGAAGATAGAGCGTTTCGAGTCCGCTATTCTTCTTATGGCAAAGTGCGGTCAACGGCCTGTATCGACCCGCCAGTACCTGAGTCTTGTTGAGCTTGGATTTCAGAGAGTGAGAGGAAGGCTAGAAGGGCTCAGTCTCGCCGCTTAAGATAATCTGTCGTCGGCCGTTAAGATGACTTTAAACATGGAGGTTGCTATGAGTGGTTCGATGACTGACGCAGCGAAAGACCTAGCTTCAGCTGTTAAAGATGCATGGGCGGATCGCCTGTCAAGTCCGCTGGTTGGGGCGTTCGCGTTGTCATGGTTGGCTATCAACTACAAACTGTTTTTTGTCTTGTTCTCTGGAGAGCCGTATACAGCCAACTTTGCATATGTGGCTCAAGAGCTATATCCCAACTGGAAGTGGATTGTTGGGAAAAGTGTTGTTGCTCCGCTGGCCCTGGCAGCCTTCTATATTTTCGCGGTGCCCATTCCTGGTGAGTTTGTTTACGATTGGACCCTCACGCGTAAGCAGCGCCTGGCCCGTATCGCGAAGAAGGTAGAAGGCGCAACTTTACTCACGAAAGAAGAGTCATCGGAGATTCTTGATAAGGCTGCTCACCTCGAGGCACAGGCCGAGGCCGCGATCGCATCCGTTGACGGCATGAGGCAGGCCCACGCTGATGAGCTAACCCGCGTCAATCGCGAGGCAGTGGATGCTCGCCAGCAGGTGGAGAGAACCCTAAACGCTGAAGTCGAGGAGCAAAAGCAGCGAGTCTCCAACTTGAATAGAATTCTTTCTGATATGCAGTGGGAGCTTACCGTCGAGCGCGCAGCAGCGCAGAATGGGGCTGAAAATGCGAACAACGCTCTTACCGAATTCATCATTGCGCGACCGTTCGAGCTTTCAGTCGGATCTTTCAATCCAGAAACTGTCCGCTTTGGCAGGGGTGGAACAGTGTTGGACGGGTTCTATGGTGACGTCGTGACGTGGGAATTAAACGAGAAACAAACCCTGTTGTTGAACGACGCGTCTGGTCACCGCGTTGGAAGTTTCATCTTCGATACTATAACTAGGACATGGAGGGGGAGCTTGGGAGTTAGGGGGGATGCCAAGCTTCTGCCGGAGATTGTAAAAAATTACAGCCCGATGAACCCTGCGCATTGACAAGTGCGCACCTCTAGTTTAGATTTCCAGTCACGATGACATAGAAGCCTCCGGTTCCCGCCGGGGGCTTTTTCTTTGCCCGCTTCCCAGACCGGATCAACCCTTGCGCCCAGCCGGCGGCGGGGCGGGCGCCCTGACAGAGAAAGCCATGGCTCGCATCACTCCCCAACAAGCAGGCGGCGTGAACGTCGTGGCGTTCCTGGACATGCTGGCCTGGTCCGAGGGCACCGACAACGGCAAGCAGCCCACCAAGGACCACGGTTATGACGTGGTTGTGGGAGGCAAGCTGTTCACCGGTTACGCCGATCATCCGCGCGAGCTCGTGTCGCTGCCCCGGCTGGGCATCAAGTCGACGGCGGCGGGTCGCTACCAACTTCTGTCGCGCTACTACGACGCCTATCGCCGGCTGCTCGGGCTGAAGGATTTCTCGCCCCTGAGTCAGGACCTGATCGCTATCCAGCAGATCATGGAGCGGCGTGCCCTGGAGGTGATCAAGTCCGGCCAGGTGGTCAAGGCGATCAGCCTCGTCCGCAACATCTGGGCGAGCCTGCCAGGCGCCGGCTACGGCCAGCACGAACGGAAGCTGGATGACCTGCTGGCGGCCTACCGTAAGGCCGGTGGCGTGGTCGTGTCATGACCGAGGAAACCGTTCCGTGGTGGATGGCCGGCGGTGTCGCCGCGTTCTGGGTCGCACGTGAAACTTGGGGAGCACTGCTCTCCCGGCGCAAAGAGCGGACCGAGACAGACGCCAACGTCGACCTGTTGAACGGTCTGGTGCAGCGCGTGAAGTCGCTTGAGGAATCCCAGGCGGCAACCACGCTGCAGTTAGCCGAGGAAATCAAGCTGCGCATGACTGCCCAGGAAGATGCCCACCGGCTGAGGCTGCGGGTCATGACGTTGGAGTCGGCCATGCGCCAGGTAGGCGCGGTGATCCCGCCGGAGATGCCGTGATGATCCGTCTTTACGCCTTGCTCGCTGCTGTGGCGCTGGCCTTGTCCTTCTGGGCGGGCTGGTCCTGGCGTGGTGACCGCGCGAACGTCGCCGAATCTGACCAGCGGGCGAACGTCGCAGAGGCGGTGGTCGATCAAGTGAACGAAGCTCGGGCAGTCGAGCATAGCCAGGCCGACACCATGGCCACCATCGGAGCGAAGCATGAAGAAGACCGCGCCGCGGCCGAGGCCCTCCCTGCTGCTGTTGTGGCTGAGCTGCGTGCTGGCACTGTCCGGCTGCGCCACGACCTCGCCACGTGCCACACCGGTCGTCTGTCCGAAGCTGCCGCCGGCGCCGTCCAACGTGATGCGCCCGCCGACCTCGGAGTCACGGTTGCGGGCCCTGCTATTGGAATCGGTCGAGATGCCGACGACCAGCTCAGGGCCTGTCAGGCAGTCATCGCCGCAGACCGTGCCGAGGTGAGGCCTTGAGCCTTCTCGGCCTGCGGCGTTCTGGCCATGTCCACACCGTCGACGACGGCCGTGGTCGTCGCCGTGTTCTGCTGGATGGCCAGGTGGTGGAGAAGGTGGTGTATGCCGACACCCGCAAGGGAGTGGTCCGCCACTACGACACGCCTGTCCGGGTTCACAAGCACGGCAAGCGCGCCATCCAGCGCACCAAGCACGGCAAGGTCGAGGTGGAGTTCCTCTGATGGCCACGCGCAGCATTCGCATCGTCGTGTCAGTCGCGTGGTGGTGGCGCTGGTATGTGGCAAGCGTTGCCCTCGCGAGCTATCTGACCAACCGGCCTCCGGACATGGACAAGGTTGAGCACTGGGCGCGCCGTGCCATCACGCTCAGGGAAGGCCGCTGATGCCCGCCCGACCGCCCAAGCACCGGCCGCACAAGGCCGATGCCGTGGCGCACGTTCCGGCCGAGGCCGTTCGCCTCACCACCGCGCAGCGCGGCTACGGCGGTCGATGGCAGAAGGCCCGCGAGACATTCCTCAAGCGTGCCCCGCTTTGTGCGGAGTGCCAGCGCCACGGTCGCGTCACGCTCGCCCGCATCGTGGATCACGTGATCCCGCATCGGGGTGACCAGGATCTGTTCTGGGACACCTCGAACTGGCAGCCCCTCTGCAAGCGCTGCCACGACGTGAAGACGGCCGGCGAGGATGGTGGCTTCGGCAACCGGCGCGGCACGCCCGCAGGTGGGTAATCGCGTAGCGGAACGAAAATCCTCACGGACCTGAACGAAAATGGGCTCGGAGGGGGAGGGGCGGGTCGAGAGTTGAGGCCGTTCGCCTTCCTGACCGTGCGCCCAGGTGTTTATTTGCACCGTCAGTTGAGAAAAACCAATTTTTCGCGGTGAACATGCCGCCCCTCGGAACGAACATGGCGAACCCCCGCAAACCGACATCGCTGAAAGTGGTGGCCGGCACGGATCGCCCTGACCGCGCGCCGCCGGCGCCGGCTGCCGAGCTGCCGCTGGTTTCCGACGTGCCGCCTGCACCGGACTGGCTGCCAAATGCCCACGCCATCAAGGAGTGGGATCGCCTGGCGCCGATCCTGCACGCGAACAAGCTGTTGACCGAGGCTGGCCTGTCCGCCTTCGGCCAGCTGTGCGCGTTGCACGGCAATACCGTGCAGCTCTATTCCGCCGGCCTGGCCCCGGTGGCGTCGATGGTGTCGCAGCTGCGCGGCCTGATGAACGACTTCGGTCTGACCCCGGTTGCCCAGGGCAAGGTGAGGCCGGCCGGCGACGTCGAGAAGACCGGGAACGCCTTCGCTAACAATGGGGCGAAGCGGAAGACCCGTGCGTGATTACGTTGGTATCGCCACGGCATACGCCGAAGAGGCGGTAGCCGACAAGAAGGGCAAGAAGTTCGGCAAGTGGATTCGGATGGCCAGCAAGCGGTTCCTCGCGGACCTCAAGCGGGCCAAGCGGAAGCGGCCCCCGTTCCTGTTCGACGAGTGGCATGCATGCGACCCGTGCGACTTCATCGAGAAGTTGCCGCACGTTGAAGGGAAGTGGGCGCGGCCGGAGATCGAGCTGCACCGGTCCCACGTGTTTTTTGTAGTGCAGCTGTTCGGGTTCCGCAACCTGGACGGCAGCCGGCGTTTCACGTCGGCGCTGTTCGCGGTGGCCCGCAAGAACGCCAAGTCGACGTTGGCCGCGGCGATCCTGCTCTACTGCCAGTGCTGCGAAGAGGAAGAGGGCGCCCAGATCATCTCGGCGGCCACGACCGGCAGCCAGGCGCGGATCATCTTCAACGTCGCCAAGCGGATGACCGAGAAGACGCCAGACCTGCAGGAGGCCTTCGGTCTGGCGTGCTGGGCCAACGCGATCAGCCGGGTGGAGACGGGGGCAACGTTCAAGCCGATCAACTCCAAGGCCAGCACGCAGGACGGCCTCAACCCGTCGCATGTTGGCCTGGACGAGATTCACGCTCACAAGTCGGCGGACCTGTTGAACGTACTGACGTCAGCGGCAGGCGCACGCAGCAACCCGCTATGGCTGTACACCACGACTGAGGGATATACCAACCCGGGGCCGTGGGGAGAGATCCGGCAGTTCGCCAAGCAGGTGCTGCAGGGCATCTTGGGCGACTCGGCCGACCACTTCCTGGTGGTGTTCTTCGCCGTTGACGATGACGACGACGAATTCGACGAATCAGCGTGGCCGAAGGCCAATCCGCTGATGGACGCTAACCCGCACCTGCTGAAGGCTATCCGCAAGGAGGCCGTCGAGGCGCGGCAGATGCCCTCGAAGCTGGCCGAGTTCAAGATCAAGAGGCTCAACCGGCCGGCGTCTTCTGCCACCGGCTGGGTGGACCTAACGAAGTGGCAGAGGTGCGGCGGCGCGGTCGATCTGGACTGGCTCGAAGGGCAGCCGTGCTGGGGCGCGTTCGATCTGGCAAGTACGCTGGATATGACGTCCTGGCGCCTGGTTTGGAAAGTAGACGGCGTCTACTACACCTGGGGCCGGCGGTTCGTTCCGGCAGACGCGGTGCGGGCGCGCACTGAGCGCGGAGTGGTTCCGTATGCCGGCTGGGTGGCGGCTGGTTTGATTGAGGCGACCGAAGGGGAGGTCACCGACTACAGCGTGGTGGAGGGAAGGATCCGCGAGGACATCGCCCGCTTCGGTCCCCAGGCGATCGGATATGACCGCTGGAACGCAGCTGAAATTTCACAGCGTCTCCTAGCGGATGGGCACCCGTTGGTCGAATTCAACCAGACCACGAAGAACTATCACCCCGCGATGAAGGAACTCGAGCAGGCCTACATCGGTAAGAAGATCCAACACGGAAACGACCCGGTCCTGAACTGGTGCGCGTCCAACCTCATCGCGTTGAAAGATGGAAACCTGAACATGAAGCCCGACAAGAAACGGTCGCCGGACAAGATCGATGACATGGCGGCACTGCTGATGGCGGTTGGTCTCAGCATGCCTACCGCTGTCCAGGACGACGCCAGCGACTTCATTTCCAACCCGGTGATCGGATGAAGACGAAAGCAGCCAAGCCGGGCCGCCTGCGTGCTGCGGCCCTGAAATGGCTGGGTGTGCCTGTTCACCTGACCGATGGCGACTTCTGGGCTGAGTTCTTCGGGTCGAGTTCGAATGCTGGTGTTCCGGTCAACCACCAGACGGTGTTGAAGCTGTCTGCGGTCTGGTCGTGCGTCCGCCTCATCTCGGAGACCATCTCCACGCTGCCACTCTCGATGTACGAGAAGACCAGTAGCGGAAAGCGGGTGGCGAGCCATCATCCGCTGCAGTTCATCCTCCACGATCAACCCAATGCGGACACCACTGCGGCGGTCCATTGGGAGGCGAGCGTGGCCGCGATGCTTCTGCGTGGGAACGCTCGCTGCGAAAAGCTAATGATCGGCGACAAGATGGTCGGACTGCAGTTCCTGCATCCGGATCGACTTACTTGGTTCCGCCGCGATGGCGTAAAAGTGTGGCGATACACCGACGAGAACGGCACCCAGCGCGAGATTTCCAACGATCGAATCTGGAGTCTCCCCGGTTTCTCTCTCGATGGAAAGGAAGGGGTTTCCGTCATCGGCTACGGTGCGGAAGTGTTCGGTGCGGCTATCGGTGCCGACATGGCTGCCAGTTCGACGTTCTCGAAGGGATTGCTGCCAACCACGGCAATCACCTACCCGAACACGCTGAAGCCCGAGCAGCGCAACGACGCGCGCCAGACGCTGGAGGCACTGAGCGGGGCGGTCAATGCCGGCCGTCCGGTCATCCTCGAGGCCGGTTCAGAAATCAAGACAATCGGTATCAACCCATCTGATGCGCAGCTGCTCGAGTCTCGCGCCTTTTCGGTTGAGGAAATATGCCGATGGTTCCGCGTGCCGCCCTTCATGGTCGGTCACAGCGAGAAGTCCACCAGCTGGGGTACAGGGATCGAGCAGCAGATGATCGGCTTCCTCACTTTCACCCTGGGGCCGTGGCTTCGCCGAATCGAGCAGGCGATCAGCAAGGATCTTCTGACGCCAGCGGAGAGACTGCGGTACTACCCGAAGTTTGCGGTGGAAGGGCTGCTCCGTGCTGATAGCGCCGGTCGCGCTTCCTTCTACGCTGCCATGGTCAACAACGGCATCCTGACGCGTGACGAAGTCCGCGAACTGGAAGACCGTGAGCCCATGGGCGGCAACGCAGCGGTACTCACGGTCCAGACGGCTCTGGCGCCACTGGACAAGCTTGGCCAGGCCGAAGACGGCAACGCCGCCCGCGCATCTATGCGTGCCTTCCTCGGCGTGCCTGACGCCACCAGCAAGGAATAAGAGATGACCCTCCGTGCAACCCCGGGCGTCCCCAGCGGACGCCCGCAGATGGACGTGCGTAGCTATATCGCGCCGTCTGCGTTTGATCGCTGGGATTCCAGCATTCGTGCCGCAGCCGAAAGCGAAGAGGACCGCACGATCGGCATCTACGACGTGATCGGAGAAGACTGGTGGACCGGTGGTGGTTTCACCGCCAAACGCATGTCAGCCGCTCTGCGATCGCTCGGTAAGGGTCCGGTGACGGTGGCCATCAACTCGCCAGGCGGCGACATGTTCGAAGGCCTGGCGATGTATTCGATGCTCAGGGAGCACCCCGGCGAGGTGACCGTGAAGGTCATGGGAATCGCCGCCTCTGCCGCTTCGATCATCGCAATGGCCGGCGATCAGGTCCAGGTGGCGCGCGCCGGTTTCCTGATGATCCACAACTGCTGGCTGCTCGCTGCGGGCAACCGACACGAGCTGCGTGAGATCGCGGACCAGCTGGAGCCTTTCGACCAGGCCATGGCCGACGTTTATGCGGCCCGGACCGGTGAGGACGTCAAGGCGATGCAGAAGCTGATGGATCGCGAGTCCTACATCGGCGGCAGTGCCGCTGTATCGCAGGGCTTTGCCGATTCCCTTCTCGACTCCGACGAAATCAGCAAGACCGACGACGGCAAGAACGCTTCAGCCGTCCGCCGTATGGAGGCAGCGCTCCGGGCATCTGGCATGCCCAAGTCCGAGGCAATGCGTCTTATCAGCCAATTCAAGTCCAGCGCGGGTGATCCCGCTGGCAGCGGTGAGGGCGAGCCCACCGAACACGGCCAGCGTGACGCTGCCGGCTTCTCGACCACCGCGGCGCTGGCCGCGAACCTCACCACCATCCTGTAAGGAGAGCCTCAATGGCCCAGATCGACGACGACATCAAGAACATCAACGCCAGCCTCGGGCAGGTGAATGAGCAGCTGAAGAAGCACGCGGAGCAGGCAAAGGCCGATATCAGCGCGCATGCACAGCTGTCCGAAGAAACCAAGGCCAAGGTCGACCAGCTGTTGGTCGCCCAGGGCGAGCTGCAGGCCAACCTGCAGGCAGCCCAGCAGGTGATCGCCAAACTCGAGCAGGGCGGCGGGGCGCCGGCCAAGGCACGTACCATCGGCGAGGTCGTTGCGACCTCTGATGTCTGCAAGAACTTCAACCCGGGCATGCAGGGTAGCTTCACGGTCAAGGCCGCGATCACCCGCGACGACGCGTCGGCCGGCACGCTGATTCAGCCGCAGCGCGTTCCGGGCGTCGTTGCGACCCCGAACCAGCGGCTGTTCCTGCGTGATCTTCTGACCTGGGGCACCACCACGTCGGACAGCATCGAGTACGTGCGCGAGACCGGCTTCACCAACAACGCGGATGTGGTAGCCGAAAATCCGACCAATCCGAAGCCGGAATCGGATCTGGCATTCGAGCTGGACTCGGCCAAGATCACCACCATCGCCCACTGGATCCGCGCGTCGAAGCAGGTCCTGCGTGATGCCAATATGCTGCAGGCCTACATCAACGGCCGCCTGATGTACGGCCTGAAGCTGAAGGAAGAAGCCCAGCTGCTGAAGGGTTCGGGCGTCGGCCTGAACATCAACGGCCTGTACACCCAGGCGACGACCTACGCCAACCCGGGCGTGGTGGTGCAGAACGAGACCGCCATCGACCGCCTGCGCATCGCTATGCTGCAGGTCACCCTGGCCGAGTACGAAGCCGACGGCATCGTGCTGAATCCCATCGACTGGACCACCATCGAGCTGTCGAAGACCACCGAGAACGCGTATCTCTTCGCCACGCCGCGTGGCCTGGCCGTTCCCGGCTTGTGGGCGCGGCCGGTCGTGGCCACCAAGGCCATGGATCTGGGTGACTTCCTGACCGGTGCTTTCAAGATGGGCGCCCAGGGCTGGGACCGCGAGCAGGCGAATATCACCGTCTCCAACCAGGACCGCGACAACTTCGTCAAAAACATGGTCACCATCCTCTGCGAAGAGGACGTGGGCCTGACCGTCTTCCGCCCCGAGGCCTTCGTGAAGGGCGGGTTCGACGGTCTGCCGGTCACCGATGGCGCGGGCGCCGGCGGCTGATCTACTGCAGCGCTCGGTAACCCCGGGCGCTGCCTCTGATGAAGGAACCAGAAGATGTCCAAGGTCATTGCACTCACCTCGTTCGAACACCACGGAAGCCGCCACCGCGGCGCGGAGTTCGAGGTCACACCGCAACATGCCGATCTCTTGGCCAAGCGCGGACTGGTCAAGCCCGTGAGCGGCGCTGTAACGGACAGCGGTGGCAGGAAGGACCCGGCAGGCGCCGGTGCCAGCCTCGTGGACCAGAACGCTGCGGCGACCCTGTCCGCCATCGCGAAGGTATCGGACGCTGGGGTGCTCACGGACGCCTTGGCCACTGAGCAGGCCAAGGGCGAGAAAGCACGCAAAAGCGTCGTCGAGGCGCTCACCGCGGCCATCGCCGCCGCTCAGCCGCAGGCCTGAGCCATGCGCTTGGTGACCATCGAACAGGCCCGGCAGCACTGCCGGGTCGATAGCGACGACGACCAGATGCTGACGCTCTATGGCGGAGCAGCAGAGGACGCCGCCCAGGATTTCTTGAATCGGCGGGTTTACGAAGACGAGGACGCCCTCGCTGCGGCGGTGCTGGCCGGCACCGCGGGCTGTGACCCGATCGTCGTCAACGACGCGATCCGGGCGGCGGTGCTACTCACCCTCGGGCATTTGTACGCGAACCGCGAAAACGTGATCACCGGCACCATCGTGTCGGATATGAAGGAAGGCGCGCGTAGCCTGCTCTGGCCCTACCGGGTCGGGCTCGGGGTTTGATGTGGCCTGCCAAGGTTGCCTGCGGCGTCGGGCCTGGCTGTTGAAATGGATGGGGATTGCGCATGAACGATCAGAACGAGCTGGCAGCGGCGCTGGCGGCGTCAGCGGCGGCTCAACTGGCGCAGGCTCAGGCGATGATGGCGCTGGCCCAGGCGCTGGCGGAGAACGCAGAGGCGACCAACCGACTGATGGACTACGTCTGCCAGAGCGAGGACGTGGAAGCTGACCCCCAGGGTGGCACCTATATCAGCGGGAAGCCGCGATGATCGCGGCCGGCCGCCTTCGGCATCGGGTGCTGATCCAGAACCCGGTGACCAGCCAGGATCCCGAGACGGGCGCCCCGGTGACGACGTGGGCCGATCTCGCTACCGTCTACGCGGAGGTCGTTGCTGCCTCGGTGCGTGAGTTTGCGGCCGCCCAGGCAATCGAAAGCGAGGTGACGACGCGCATCACCATCCGGCACCGTGCTGGCGTGACCGACAAGAGCCGCATCATCCACCGTGGCCAGGTGTTCAACGTGCACGGCGTGCTGGCCGATCCGGTCAGCGGGCTGGAGTACATGACCCTGCCGTGCAGCGAGGGCATCAACGATGGCTGACGGCATCCGCTTCGACGTCAGCGGCCTGGACGGCGTGAAGGCGAAGATGGCTCAGCTCAAGAACGAGGCCAACGCCAAGGGCGGCAGGGCGGCTCTGCGCAAGGCTGCGGCGGTCCTGCGATCGCAGGCGCAGAGCAACGCCCGGCGCCTGGATGATCACGAGACCACCGAGGCCATCTGGAAGAACATCGATATTCGGTGGGACGGCAAGGCCTTCAGGCAGGACGGCCAGCTCACGTTTCGGCTGGGTGTGCTCGGCGGCGCCCGGCAGTACGCCAACACCCGGGAGAACAAGCGCAAGGGGAGGGCCGGCCAGACGTACGCCACCGCCGGCAGCTCCAGTAACCCTGGCGGCGACACCTGGTACTGGCGCCACGTGGAGCTGGGCACGGCCAAGGTGGCCGCCCGGCCGATCTTGCGCCCGGTTGCGGAGCAGGCCGGACAGAAGGCTGTCGACACCTTCGCTCTGGAATTCAACCGCGCACTGGACCGCGCCCTGCGCCGGCAGGCGCAAGGGGCCAAGAAGTGATCGCTCCCATCTTCAAGGCGTGTACCGCCAGCGCGGAGGTTCTGAGAATCTTCGGAACGAACCCCACGCGGGTCTACCCGTTCGGGCTGGTGGAGCAGCCGCCACAGCGACCCTACGTCGTCTGGCAGACCATCGGCGGGGAACCGGCCCAGTATCTCGGGGACCGGCCCGACGTTGACGGGTACTCCCTGCAGATCGACGTTTACACCGACGATCCGGCTTCGCTGCTCCCGGCGGCCCGTGCCATCCGCGATGCCATCGAGGGTCAGGCCTACGTGACCCGCTGGGGCGACCAGGTCAAGGATCCCGAGACCAAGCTTTACCGCTACTCGTTCGACGTCGACTGGCTCGTTCCACGCTGACGCTGACCACACGCTTTACCCACCCACACCCCGCACTGCGGGGTTTTTTTATGCCCGCAGGGAGACATTCATGAGCATGCTGACGCAAGGCACCCAGCTGTATGGCTTGATCAACGGCCAGGTCCGCGAGATCGAGTGCATTACCAACTTCAACCCCGGCGCCAACCCGGCGGATCAGATCGAAGACACCTGCCTGTCCGAAACCAACAGCCGCACCTACAAGAAGGGGCTGCGTACGCCTGGACAGGCGTCGGTGACGATCAACGCCGATCCGCGCAACGAAAGCCACTACCTGATGTGGGAGCTGGGCGAGGCGGCGTCGGACGAGCTAATCCAGTGGGCTATCGGCTGGTCCGACGGCGTGGACATCGCGCCCACCTTCGCCCCGGCCAATTCCATCGGCAGCATCAACGTCGGCGCCGGCGGCACCGGTTACACCAGCGCGCCGACCGTCGCCCTGACCGGTGGCGGCGGGACCGGTGCGACGGCCACTGCAGTCGTCGAAGGCGGCGCGGTCATCGGGGTGACCATCACCAACCCGGGCACCGGCTACACCAGCACGCCCACGGTGACCTTCACCGGTGGCGCCGGCAGCGGCGCGGCGGCGACGGCCGTGCGCAATACCGAGCCGGAGTTGGTTCTGCCGACAAACCGCACCTGGTACATCTTCCAGGGCTACGTGGCGGACTTCCCGTTCGACTTCCAGGCCAATGCGGTGGTGAGCACCGCAGCAAGCCTGCAGCGCTCCGGACCTGGCGTCTGGGTGCGCAAGGTGGTGACGCCGTGAAGCCCGCTCGAAAGGCGGCCGGCAAGCGCCCGGCCAGCGAAGATCCGGCTCAGCGTCTGCCGCAGGCGGTCGCGCTTTCCATCGCCGCGTTTCGGCAGGCAGGGGCATTCACCGGCCGGCCGGTGCAGAAGGACATCACCTGGCGCCAAGGCGAGCAGGAATTCACCGCCATCGTGTACGTCCGGCCGCTCGGCTTCCAGTCGGCGGTATCCGACGTCTTGGCCGCCGGCGGCCGGGAAGACAGCGTGGCCGGGCGCATCGCGGCGTCGATCTGCGACGAGGCCGGCAAGCCGGTGTTCACCGTGGCCGACATCACCGGCACCTCCAGTGCCGACCGCGGCGCGCTGGACGGCGCCCTGACCCTGGCGCTGCTGGGTGCGATCGGCGAGGTGAACTCGCTGGGAAAAGCTACGAGCTAACACCGGAAGACGAGTTCTGGTGCGAGCTGGTGCTGAACGGCATCGGCGGCGCAACCATCGCTGAGGCAAAGGAATGCCTCAGCACTCGCGAGGTGTCGCTCTGGGCCGCGTATCGGGGGCGCCATGGAGGCCTCAACCCGATGGCGCGCGCCGACTGGAACACCGGCGTACTGGCCAGCCTGTTCGCCAACAGCAAGCGCAGCAAGGCCACGCAGCCTTTCAAAGTCACCGATTTCATTCGCTACCAGGACGAGCAGCCCATCAGCCTTGATGAGGCCATGGCCAGCTGGGGATAACTGCACATGTCACGACGTTCACTCGGCACGCTGACCATCGATGTAATCGCCGAGATCGGCGGGTTCGCGTCCGGCCTGGACAAGTCGGAGCGCCAGGCGGAAAAATGGCGCCAGAACGTGGAGAAGCAGGCGAGGGCGGCTGGCGTAGCGCTGACCGGCGCTCTCGCTGCTGGTGTAACCGGCTTGGCTGCCGGCATTGCGAAGGTGATTGCTAACAGCGCAGCCGCTGAGCAGGAAATCGGCCAGCTGGATGCGATCCTCAGGTCAACCGGTGGTGCAGCCGGATACACGCGCCAGCAGCTGCTGGACATGGCTGACACACTGTCGTCGAAGTCCACCTTCAGCGGCGGCGAGATCGTCGAAGCACAGACCCGGCTTTTGTCCTACTCGGGGGTTCTGGGTTCCAACATCCCCCGGGCGATGCAAGCCATCATCGACCAGTCGGCGCGCCTGGGCATCAGCGTCAGTCAGTCGGCGGAAACCATTGGCCGCGCGCTGGAATCGCCGAGCAAGGCAGCCGCAGCACTTGCACAGCAGGGCTTCGGCGCGGCCTTCACCAAAGAGGTGCGCGGCACCATCGATGAACTGGTGAAGGCGGGTAGGGAGGGCGAGGCCCAGGTGATGATCCTGGAGATTCTCGAAGAGTCGTACGCGGGCGCCGCCGAGGCAGCGCGTGGCACTTTCGCTGGCGCACTCAAGGCGCTTCAGCACGCCTTGGACGACCTCACAACGGCCAAGGAGGGAGGTCTCGAGAGCGCCACCGAAGCAGTCAATACCCTGATCCACACCCTCAACGACCCCAGCACCAAACAGGCGTTCGACAACCTGATTTCGTTCGCGGCGGAGACCACCGGCGACTTCATCAGGTTGACCGGTTCGATTGCCGACTTCATCTCCAAGACCAGTGAGATATCCAAGCTCAACGCCGGTGGCGCCGTCCGGGACGCCAGTGAGGGGGCGTTGGATCAGCAGATGGCGCGGATCTCCAAGCTTCTGAATGCCGAGAAGAACAGCACATCGGGCTTCCTCGGCCTTCCTCTGACGACCTCGCAGGAAGAGGCCCGTGCCAAGCGGATCAATGACCTAACGGCAGAGCGGCTCAAGATCCAGCGCGAACTGACCAGCCGGTATCAAGCCGCCGCCATCGCCGAGAACTTCAAGGGCGTCACCTCGTCGGTCGACTCCACGGCAAAGGATGCCAGCAGCGTGCGGAGTGAGGCGGCGGCCGCCGCCGCTGCGGACGCCGAGGGTGCGAAGAAGCGCCTGGCCTCCCAGCAGCAGTTGCAGCGGGCGTTCGATAGCACGGCACTTCAGTACCAGCGGCAAATGGCGCTGTTCGATGTGAGTGCGGACAAAGCTGGCAAGGCCACTGAGCTCCAGCAGCTGAACTTCGATATCGCAACCGGGTCTCTTCGCGGACTGAATGCCCAGCAGCAGGAGACGCTACGTGGCTGGGCCATGGAGCTCGACCGCCTCAATGGCGTCAGGGACGCGAACGAAAAGGCGGCAAAGGCCACTGAGGACTTCGCGAAGCTCAAGGCCGAGCTGAACCGAGAGGACGGCGTTGGGCTGGATCTCGCCCGGGAGCGGCTGAAGGTGCTCCAGGCGGCCGCGGCTGCCGGTGCTGCCAACGACAAGGACTATGCGGCGACGGCGGCCAAAGCTATCCAGCAGGTGGGAGGGAATGGCGCGGCTGACTACAAAGGCCCCGATGCTCTGTTCGGCGGATCGAGCGGCGAGTTTGGCAAGATCGACGAGGCGGCCGAAGCGGAGAGGAAGAAGTTTGCGGCGCAGTTGCAGGCTTTGGACGAGAACCGGCGGGCCCGGATTGACCTTGAGGCGGACTGGAACGCGCAGGAGCTGGCGCTGCGCGAGGAACACCAGGCCAACCTCGAGCGACTGGACCGCGCTCGCTGGCAAGTGGCCACCATTGAGGCGCAGTCGGCCTTGACCAGCGTCACAGAGGTGATGCGCTCCAGCTTTGGCGAACAGTCGGCCCTCTACAAGGCCGCTTTTGTCGTGCAGAAGGCAGCAGCTATCGCCCAGTCGGTCATTGCGATCCAGCAGGGTATGGCTATGGCCGCGGCAAACCCGTGGCCAACAAACCTTGCCGCGATCGCGTCCGTAGCAGCCGCCACGGCCGGCATCGTGTCCAACATCGCAGCAGTGGGCATGGCACACGACGGCATCGACAGCGTTCCGGAGACGGGCACCTGGCTGCTGCAGAAGGGCGAGCGCGTCACTACGGCCTCGACCAGCGCGAAGCTGGACGCAACCTTGGACCGGGTCAACCGCGATACCGGCAACGGCGGCGGCCAGGGCGACCAGTTCCACATGAACTTCGAGGTCAATGGCAGCACCTCCGAGCGTGAGCGGCAGATGCTGGATTTGACCGTGCGCCGCGCGGTGTCGGAGGCCAAGAGCCAGATCAGCGCCGACATGGCGCGGGGCACGGGCATCTCTCGCACCATGCGCGCCACCCACAACGTTGGAAGGAAGGTGCGGTAATGGCATTGATCATGCAGCCGCAGTGGCTGCCCGAACCGCTTCGAGAGGGCTACGGGCTGCGGCACGTGTCGCCGATGAAGCGATCCACGTTCGTGAGCGGCCGGTCGCTTCCCCGGCGCGCCTACACCAGCACCCCGACGCAGGTGGAGGTGCGCTGGCTGCTGGCTGACGCTACTGCTGCGCTCTTCGAAAAGTGGTTTCAGGAAGGCCTTGAAGATGGGGTGTCCTGGTTCGCGTGCCGCCTGCGCACGCCGCTGGGCATGGACTATTACAAGAGCCGGTTCGTCGACATCTACGACGGCCCCACGCTCTCGGCAGGCAACGACTGGATCTACACGGCGCAGCTGGAGATGTACCAGCGCCCGTTGCTGGCTGATGGCTGGTCGGAATACCCCGAGGGGTTCCTGCGGGCGGCGGTGATCGACGTGGCGGCGAACAGGGAGTGGCCCGCAGCATGAGCATTCTGGAAAGGCTCTACGCGTCAGGCGGCGCGGAGGTGGAGCACGAGACGCTGGCAATTAGCGTGGGCGGCACCACGCACTACCTGGTGAAAGGGTGGCAGGACATCAATGCAGTTCTGGAGAACGGGCAGGCGGTGACGTTCCAGGCCTGCGGTATGGACGTGGCGAAGCCAGCCCGAAACGCCGACGGGGTGCAAGACCTGCGGTTCGCGCTGAGCAACATCAACGGGGTGGTGAGCACTGCGATCCGTGCGACGCTGGCCGCCCGTCTGCCGATGCACGTGACGCTGCGTGTGTACCTCCACAACGACCTGATGGCACCGGTGAAGAAGCCGCTTGCCATGGTGATCAAGGGTGGCCAGTGGTCGGCGACCGAGGTGCAGATCACCGCCGGCTTCATGAACATCCTCGACACGGCTTGGCCGCGTGACCGCTTCACCCTTACCCAACACCCGGGGCTGCGCTACATCTCATGAACATCGATCTGGAAAAGTACCTGGACGTGGTCTGGGTCAGTGGGGGGCGGGCGTTCCCGAATCTGGACTGCTACGGGGTGGTCAACGAGGTTCGTCGCGATCTGGGGCTGGAGCCGTGGGACGAGCACGTTGGGGCCGCGCGGGACGAACTGCCCGTGCTGGCCGCGCAGGCGGCCCAGCAACGCCGGGGCAGCGACTTGGTGGAGGGCGCAGTGGCGTTCTGCTACGAGGGAAGCATGGTCACGCACGTGGCCGTGTTGGTGCAGGTCGACGGACGCATGTGCACCTTGGAATGCAACGAGGGCCGCAATGTGACGGTGCTGCCGGTATCGCGGTTCGAGCGCCGGTTCAACAAGGTGGAGTATTACGCGTGATCCAGGTATTCCCGTCTCGGCTGCCGGGTGAAGCGCTGGAAGTCCACCGGCACGGCCGCACGACCGTCGACGGCTGGCTGCGCTCCAACATCCCCAGCTACCCCGGCGATGGCCCGCATCCCATCCATATCGAGGTGGGCGGTGCGCTGGTGCCGCCCGAGGCATGGGCGCTCACCTGGATCGACGCTAACACCGACGTCCGGGTGTACCCGATCCCGCACTACGAGGGTGTGGCTGCGGTGGTGTACTGGGTAGTGGTGGCAGTCATGGCCGCCTATGCCATCTACATGGCATCCAACATGCCGTCCGGGAACCGGTATGGCCAGGGCGATTCCCTGAGCCTGGACACCGCCCGTGCGAACACGGCGCGCCTCGGCAGCCCGATCCGTGAAGTGTTGGGCCGCTGCCGGGTGTGGGCCGATTACCTGGTCCAGCCTGTCTCGCGGTTCGTCGGAGGCAACACCTACCGCACGCACATGTTCGTCTGTGTGGGCAAAGGCCGTCATGTGATTCCGTTCGGGTCGGCGCGCCTGGGCAACACCCCGTTGAGCTCGTTCGGTGACGACGTGCAAATGACGATCTACCCGCCGGGCGCAGACGTCGGCGGCGACGAGCGATCGGAGAACTGGGTGAATTCCACGGAGGTGGGTGCCACGGCGTCCGGCACTGCTGGCCTGGACCTCAGCGAGACCGCTGACACCGAGACCAGCATCAACGCGGACTCGGTGACGGTGAGCGGCAACGTCCTGACGCTCAACAACGCCACCTACACCGACGCCGACGGCAGAGAGCGGCCGGCCACGTCGGTGCCGAGCGCGTGGGTTGCCGGGGCGGTGCTGACCATCAAGGCGTCGGCCACATTCCAGGCGTCCACCAGCGGCCTCTACACGCTGATCGCCGGCAGCGCCGTCGCGGAGCTTGCGCCCTACGTAGGGATGCCCGTGCTGCTCACCTACAGCGGCGCGGACTACGCGCTGTTCGTGGCTAGCTACGCCGCAGGCACCCCGGCCGTTCCTGGCGTGGGCGGTAGTCCCTCGCGGCTGAGCGGATCATCTGCGGCAACCGTCTTCGACTACAGCGGCACGCCAGCCACCTTCAACGTGATCTGGCGAGGCACCACCTACAGCGTCGCGCTGGAAGCCAACTACATCACCTTGGGCGTGCTGCTCACCGCCATCAACGACCAGCTGGTGGACAGCGGCCTGGTGGCCACCCAGGCCGGCGGCGTGGTGACCATTGCCGAGGGAGCCAGCCCATACGCCGGCGGCACCATCGCCTACAGCGGCCTGCCGGTGGGTGTGTTCGGCACCAGCCCCAGCGCCGTCGCTGGCACCGCAACGACCGGCGGCACACCCGCCACCCAGCCGCGGGTAACTTTGGCCTACGACAGCGCCACCGGCACGGCCTTCGGCGGCCTGCCGCCTGGCACGGTATCGCTGGCCATGTCGCGCGGGCAGAGCGAGTACCGCATTTCCTCCGTCTCGGGGTTGACCCTGACGGTTCAGCGCCTGACTGAGGCCGGCATGCCGGACACCAGCTGGCCCGGTTGGACGGCCAGGACCTCGACGGACTACCGGGCAACCGGCCTGAAGGAAGGGGAGGACTGGCTGGGCCCCTTCCTGGTGTGCCCGGATGGCGAGACGACCGACGCTTTCGAGTACGACATCAACTTTCCGGGCGGCTTGATCTGGTACACGGACAAGGGGAAGAGGCGCACCTTCACGGTGAACATCCGGGTCGCGTGGCGGGTGTATGGCTCGGGCGCCCCGTGGTCGGTGCGCTCGCACACCTACACCGAGATGTCCGAAGACGCCTTGGGCTACACCCAGCGCATCACGCTGCCCACGCCTGGGCAGATCGAGGTGAGGGTGCGGCGGGTGACCGAGCGCGGCGGCAATTCCGCGCGGGATGCCTGCTACTGGCAGGGCCTGCGTGCGCGCCTAGCGCAGCGCCCGACCCGCTACGCGGATCTGACGACCATCGGGCTGACCGTCACCACCGGCACGAAGCTGGCGGCCCAGAGCGACCGCCGGTTCAACGTTGAGGCCACGCGGCAGTACGACACCGGGACCGCGCGGACCATCAGTGGTGCCATGACCCACGTGATGCGCACCCTGGGCCTGCCCGACGATCAGGTGGACAGCGAGACGCTGACCCACCTGGAGAACACCTACTGGACGCCGCGGGGGGAGTTCTTCGACCTCAGCGCGGAGAAGTCCGGCACCAGCGCCCTGGACATCCTGCAGATGGCTGCGCAGGCCGGCATGGGCTACTTCCTTCTGATCGATTCCATGTGCTCTGCCGGGCGGGAGGGGATCAAGGCGTGGCGCGGCGGGATCTCCCCGCAGCGGCAGCTCGAGCAGCTGACCACGGCGTTCTCTGCCCCGGGACCGGACGACTTCGACGGGGTGGACGTCACCTACATCGATGACGTGACGTGGGCGGCGGAGACGGTGGAATGCCGGCTGCCCGGCGCCGACACTGCGCGCAAGGTGGAGACCTTCGAGCTGCAGGGCGTGGGCACGCGCAACCGGGCGTACCGAATTGGCATGCGGCGGCTGATGAAGCACCAAGGCCAGCGCCTGACCTACACGACGAAGACCGAGATGATGGGGCTGGTGTACCAGTACGGGGACCGGGTGAAGCTGTTCGACGACATCCCGGGGTCCAGCACCACCAGCGCCATGATCGAGGCGGCCTACATCGAAGGCACGCGGCTGGTGGTCGAGGTGGGCGAATACCTGGATTGGTCGCTGGCCGCCCCCCGCTGCTTGATTCGGTTCCAGGACGGCTCGCTGTCGGCGGTCATGGTGCCCACCCGGATCGACGACCACCGCCTCAGTATCGCCGCGTCCGCGCTGCCGGCCGAACACGCATACAGCACCTGGATCATGGATGACCCCGCCATCGACCCGCCGGAACTGATCTTCTGCGACAGCACGCGTGCTGGGTACGACGCGGTGCTGAGCGAATTGAACCCGGGCGATGACGGATCGGTCGAGTTGACCGCGCTGCAGTACGACCCCGCTTTCTACCAATACGACGACGCCAACGCGCCGTAGCGCCACCGGAGATACACCCTG